ATGTACAAGGTCTCCGATCGCGACGGGCTGTATGTAGCCGTGCTGATCTCAGGCACCATCTCGTTTCGTTACGATTACCGCATCAACGGCCGCCGGGAGACGCTGGTTATCGGTCAGTATGGTCGTGACGGTATCACGCTGGCTGAAGCTAGGGATGAACTGATAGCGGCTAAAAAGCTGCTGAACGCAGGCCAGTCACCGGCTGCGGCGAAGCGTGACGGTATCAAGCGGATCCGCGGCGCCGAAACATTTACGGTACATACCGACGCCTACATGAAACATGTTGTCCTGGCTGACAGCACACGGGCTATGAAGCAATCAGTAATCGACCGGGATATTTTGCCTGTTCTCGGAAACAAAATGATGTCCGAGATAACGACCCCTATGGTACGTGATCTTTGCGATCGCATAGTCGAGCGCGGCGGACGTGCGACGGCGGTGCAGGCGCGTGAAATCATCAGCAGCGTTTATCGGTATGCCAATGACCGCGGGCACGGGTTATTCAACCCGGCCGCAGATATCAAACCTTCGGCGATCGCCATGTTTAAACCGCGTGACCGTTGCCTGCAGCCTGAAGAAATCGGCGTGCTGTTCAGGTCGCTCGATACCGTCAGCACTTTGCCAACCTTAAAGCTGGCTGTGAAGCTCATCCTGATCACGATGGTGCGCAAAACCGAGTTCATCATGGCGACGTGGAAAGAGGTAGATTTCAGCAAAGGAACCTGGACGATCCCATCTGACAGGATGAAGGGGAGCCGGTCGCACGTCATCTACCTTCCGCCTCAGGCGCTGGATCTGATGGTAGGCCTGCAGATGTGCGCAGGCGGGAGTGACTATCTTCTGCCCGGGCGCTACAGCACCAGTAAGCCGTTATCCAATGCTGCTCTGAACTCAGTCATCGATCGCGCGGTTGCTGCGGCAGCGGATGCCGGGGATAGCCTGCAACCTCTAACAGTGCACGACCTGCGGCGCACGGCGAGCACGCTTTTGCATGAAGCGGGATTCCCGTCAGACTGGATAGAGAAGGCGCTGGCGCATGAACAGAAGGGCGTTAGGGCGGTTTACAACAAGGCCGAGTATTCCCGGCAGCGGGCCTACATGCTGCAGCAGTGGGCAAATATGGTTGATGCATGGATAAACGGGGAGCATTACGACCTGGTGCCGTTCTCCCCGTCTGCATTTGAAAAGTGGATGAATGAACAATAGTCCGCCAGGAGGCGGCTCATTGTGTCGCCTTCGATGAATTCTCAAAGAGTTCGCGCAGGAACTTAACCATCGCGTTTGCAGAATCCCGCTGCTCACGGTAGCGCGCCGCTTCTCTCTGCAGGTGAATGATCTCACCATTCCTCTGGTTGATAATGGCGCGCGCCTCTTCGAGTTGTCGTATCAGCGAGGCCTCTTCGGCAATGTTCATGCGGCCTCCGTCTTCACTACCGGCACAGCGCAGCCTGGCAGCAACTCAACCGCCGGCGCCGAGCACTGGTTACCCCACACGTCGAAGCCGTGAGACGACTGGCGGGCGAAGAGTTCAATACGCGGGACATCGCCAAGCAGCTTCACCAGTTTCTCGCGGATAACGTCCGGTTTGCGCGAGTTCTCCAGGCGCGGCGCCGTGACATGCTGGCAGATTGATGCATCCATGCGGGCCGGTAGTTTCCCGCGCACGGCAAACAGGCAGTCTTCGCTGTTCGCCCGGGTCATATGTCCCATGCCGATCGCACTGTTCCCTTTATGCTTGTTCGTCTTGTGCCAGGTGAATCCCTTCATGGTCATCAGGCGGAAGCCCCAGGCCTCGACAACCTTCAGCGCTTCGACAGGCTGCGTCGGAACCCACCACATAGCCAGAAGGCAATCTTCTGCGGCGAGCTCCCATACTGGCAGTCGGCAGATGTCAAGAACGTTCATAACCGGATATTTGAACCCGGCGCCGCGGTCTCCGTCGGCTGCTTTATCGCGGTATGACCATGGCGGATCGCTATAAATCAGAGTGTATTTACCGGCCATGATGCACCGCCTTGATTTGGCTAAATTTAAGCGATTCATTCAGTTTTTCAGCCACACGCTGAGCTGCGATAGGATTGCGAATTATAAGTTTGGCTGGTGTTAACCAGCCTCTATGTTTCATCGAGTAAACAAGCGTCACTTTTCCGACTGTGATATTGTCGTGAGGATTAGTCATAAATCACCCCTGCGGTGGCGCAGATCCCGGCATAGCATCCCTGGCGAAGCCGATTCCCGCGGCCAATGCACTGATCGCGGCGTATAGCGATACGGGCCCGCTCAACCTCTCCAGTGGCTGCATCCATGCACTCAAGCCAGAGACGAGCGGCCAGGCGGTACTGGCCTTTTTTCTCGCGAGCAATAGCGCGCTGCTCGATCTCCATTGCCGCCGGCGTTACGGCGACAAGAGGGGGCGCTTTGCGCTGCGAGACATAATCCGCGTGGTATTTTTCCATCCGATTCATCGTATCCAACCCTCTCGAAAAATGACCGCCAGCAGGAACAGCCAGGCGGATACGGCGGCCAGGTACAGAAACCATCCTGACCACCTTTCCCAGTACCTCGCCAGCGACGTCACGCCGCGTTACCAACCGGGCGAAATACTCGCTGCTCAACCGGAGGCTTTTTTCCAGCAAACTCCGTTGTGCCGTTCTGCTGACGTTCATCCAGCCAGCGCTCGATCTCTTCGCTGTTCCAGGCACAGCGCTTGTCTGTGATCCAGAAACGCTTCGGGAACTCCCCGTTTTTCTCCATGCGGTCGATAGTGCTCATCGATACAGGCACCACCGCCAGCAGTTCCTTTTTGCCTAATGCACCTTTCATCGTTACCTCTCTTTTTTCAGTGCGGCGCGCCCGGCGCCGCGGTGGTGATTACATCGGGATTTGATTCAGCTCTTCGCGGCGGATGCTGTAGACGTCCGTAGCTTTAGCCAGACGCTCATCATCGTTAGCGAGCTTTTTGGCAACGTATTTGTAAGCGTTGTCCAGGTCCTTCAGCGTGTTGTAGTTCATCGCTGCGTCAGTGAAAGCGCACAGAATTTCTTCTGGATCGCGGTCGTCGCTGCTCTTTGGTTTATCTTCCGCCGGTTGTTCAGGCTTCGTGTTGATCAGCTTGTTCATGCCGGATGCAGTCGCTGGTGTTGGCGTAATATCGCGCTCAACACGCGGTGCTGCTTCTTGCAATTCGTCAGGGGTGTAGACGCCGAGAATTACGTCAGGGCAATACAGGCGGGCCCATCGCTTAACCCCCAGATATGCGAGTTGTTGTTTCGGATCGCTGCCCCATAGAGTTGAGTTACGAACCTGGGCCTGGGTAAGTAATAGGTCCAGTACTCGAGGCTCACTTTCACCTTTCAGCGTTGCCCAGACCTTTACCCCGCACCCTTTTTCATCCGTTGCTGACCATCCAGCCGCCAGATACTTTTTCCCTTTGTCGTTTGTTTTTTCGATGAACTTTCCGATCACGTTTTCCCATGGGCCGAACCATTCAAAGTGAACGCGATCCTTTGTTGGCGCCATTGCGGTGATGGCTGCATTTACCAACTGCGCTTCATAACCCAGCGCGCCGTTAATGACGTGGGTTTTTTGCGCTACAGCGAAAGGGTTCATTCCCCACTGTGCAGCCTGCATTGCTACAGCCATACAGTCTGCCGGCTTCCCTGCAAGATGCGCCGGAACAGTAACCCTGCTCTGAGCCATCAACTCAGCAAAGCGCACTAACTGGTTGATGCCTTCCGGGCTGAAGATTGCCGCAGCGGTGCCGACGGTAGCACCAGGCTGAGAAGTGATTGCGATATCGTTGCTCATACGTTCATATCCTGTTTGCGTGCCCACTCAGGGCGTTTAATAACTTCAAATCCACCCCAGTCGCCTGTTTCGCGGCACTGGTGATAGGTATTCAGATCCCGGCGGTAGAGCGCATGCCCTGTATCCACGTCCTGCGCATCCAGTTCGAACACCCGCACCGGGTAGCGGCCGCAGTCAATGGTTTCGCTCACTGCCAGGAAGAAGAATCCATGTGGATCGCCGGTGGTTTGCTGCGCGCCTTCGCGGTACATCGCGTCCTGTACGTGGTACCGGAATTCCTCAATGTGGCGCGAGAAACGCTCCATATCGGCAACCTTCTTCACGTCCAGCAGGACAGGGTGATTCTTCAGGCGCTTGTCCGGGCGTATGCGGCACAGCTCGCCAGTCTCCGGATCCGTCCAGTAGTGGGATGCTTCGCAGAATCCTTCCGCCTCAAGCAGCCAGCGCGCTGCAGGGTGCGCCATTGCGCTATCACGCATCAGCTTCAACTGACGATCCTGCTCCGCCTCCATAACTGTTTTCCCGCTCCCCTCGCAATCCTTCATGAAAGCCGCTTCATCCGCTTTCCCCTGGTTTGTTCGGCGGTTAAAGGGAGGCGCCACGATGAAGCGCTTATCAAACTCTTCCGGCTCCAGAAGCAGGCAGTGCAGAGCCGTCCCCATATCCAGAGCTTTCAGCTTTTCGGTATCGACCGGTGCTGATTTCTGCCACTGCAGGAGGGCCGGGCTCAACGCCACCATATCCAGCTGCGACTTACTCACGCCGTCGCCGGCGTGGTAGTCCTCGTTGCTGATGTCGAAGTAAATGCCTGGCTTCATGCCGCGTTCCTCGCCGTATCAAGCTGGTCCGCCAGATCCCACTTCGCGATGATGCTGGTAAGCGCGGCCTGATACGCGGCCAGGCATTCTTCAAACTCAGAGCTCATCATCAGCTCTTCCAGGATCTCGCTGCGCACGCCTTTGCGCTCCAGTTCGTAGAATGGCTTTTGCAGCTGATGGAACTTGATTGCGTCGATAAGCTCGACGTGGCGCTCATACAGCATCTGGTTAAGCTGGTAGTCGCCGTCGATGTTGTTCATGATTTTTTTCAGGTTGTTAATCTGCTGAATGTTCACTTGCTCACCCCCATACCCATTTCCGTTTTTGCTGCCAGTTTGCTGACGAACGCCCAGCTGATTGCTTCCGGCAGCGTGCGAAACTTCCAACTCATCAGCCCGCATGCCGTAACGCAGTACCAGCCGTTAATGATTTGCCATTGCATACACACCTCACTATTACCATATGGTAAATATCAGGGGTATGAGAAAGCCACCCTGTGGTGGGTTTCTGGTAATTTAACGCCCTGTTGTTACCGTTTAGGTAAAAATATGATCAATTTATGGTTGTGTCAATAGATTTGATGAGGAAAAGTTTACCATTTTGGTAAGTGCATGAGGCGCGGGGAGTTATCCCACCGGCAGGAGTGACAGGTAGGTTAAAGGTTACTGGTTCTGGCTGACGATGAACTTGATGAAGGCGGCGATCTTGTTTTTCTCTTCCTGCGGCAGCCCGGCGTATTCATGGTGGTCATAGTCAATCAGACCAGCATTACCAGGCGGCAGGATCAGCTCATATGCATCGCGGCCGAACGCCCTGGCGATAGCCGACAGTACTCCAATGCTGGTAGAGCCTTCGCAGTTCAGGATGCGATTTACGGTCGCTTGGCCGATGCCGGCCGCTTCCGAAACCTTTTTCTCTGAGTTCAGATCCGGATGCTGTCCCATCCATACACCCAGGGTAAACGCTGCCTGCTTTTCCACACTCCATTCCTGCGGGTCGATAATCTCCGGCAGCGTCGGGGTATCTGACAGATGGTCGATATCCAGCCAGAAACGACCTTTCCCGGCGAACGACTCGATCTCGCGTGCCGCGTTAGCGCCGATATTTTTTGTCCCCTTGCTCCACCTGTTAACGAGGTTAGCTGATTTTTTGATTCTCTCGGCAAACCGGAGTTGCGTGTTATCGAAATCCTTCCGGATTATCTCATTGAGGTTGTCGCGTCTTATGTCGTAGATGCTTTTCATTTCTATTTTTTTAGCCTGAAATTGTTACCTAACTGATTAAATTTAATAGAATATTACCATAAAGGTAAACTTACCAAAAAGGTAACAGTCATTGATTTTTACACCAGATTGGTAATAATCAGGCTGTCTAAAGTTAGTCCGGGACTAAAAAAATATGAGCGATGTGCAAAAATTTGACTTCAAACGCTGCTGGCTAGACCTCTCGCCGGCTGAGCGAGAAGAGTTCGCAAGTGACGCCGGCACGACCAGCCACTACATTCAGGTTCACCTGACTGGCCGTAGAAGAATTCCACGTAAACCTCTGTTAGAAAGACTGTTTAAAGCCTGCAAATCCCGTAAGTGGATCTCCGCAAAATCCGACCTGGTCCTCTGGTTCCACGAACGCTAATCCTCAAAACTCACCCTCGCCGCCACCCCCAGGCGGCTCCTGCCTCTCCCTGAATACCAATTTGGTAATAATTATCCAAATACGGTTGATCTTTTTTTGGCTTGCTGCAAAATTACCGTAACCACAACCAGAGTGAGACAGGAACTATGGAGATCATTACTCGCGTCGAAGCGGCAAAGGCAGGACTAAAGCGCTACTACACCGGTAAGCAATGTAAGCACGGCCATGACAGTGAGCGATGGGTATACAACGGGCATTGTGTCGAATGCACCCTCGAGACTAACCGCCGCCGCCATGCTGAGATAAAACGGCTAATGCATGAGGCCTCAAAAGGTAATGCCGTGGAGGTGATCTGATGGCCCGCATTCGCACCATTAAGCCCGAGTTCTGGACCGATGAAGACATGGCAGAGGTATCAGAACCAGCCTGCTTGCTGGCTATTGGTCTGCTTAATTACGCAGATGATGAAGGCTATTTCAATGCAAACCCGAAGCTTATCAAAGCTGCAGTTTTCCCTATCCGAGAACCATCCGTTCCTATTCCGGTACTAATACGGGAGCTTTCCAACTGTGGTTATTTATCCATGTTTTCCACCCCTGATGGCAAGCATTTTGGGGTTATAACGAATTTCCTTAAACATCAGGTAGTGAATAAGCCAAAAGAAAGCAAAATCAAAGTTTTACCACTAGTACCGTATGAGTACGGTACTGATACGGTACAAGTACCATTAGGAATGGATCAGGGATCAGGGATCAGGGAAATAAAAACCCCTCTCTCTGCGCGCGAAGTAATTCAAGTCCCTCCTGTTGTCGTTGATGGTATAGGAGAGCCAATTGGCAAATTCACCATGCATGAAAACTGGAAGCCTTCAGAGGACTTTGTCATGCGCGCCAGAACATGGGGCCATGCGCTACCAGCTGACGGTTACAAGAAATCAGACCTGATCGAATTCATCACCTACTGGATGGCAGAAGGCAATGTGATGCAACACGTGCAGTGGGAGCAGAAGTTTGCCCGGCTGCTGATGAACAGGAAAAAAAGAGCGGCAGGAAAGCGCGGTGAAAGCTCTGACGATGAAGTACCACACTGGAACAGCCCTGAAGGCTGGAAGGATTTCTTATGAGTAACGTATTCGCAGCAATTCAGAATCGTGATGCCGGCGCCCTGGCTCGCATGATGGGTCAGGACAATCACCAGGCTCAGCAAGACAATGTTGTGAACATCAGCGCAGAGAGACTTGTCGATGCCCTGTTTAAACAGCTCAAGCAACTGTTTCCGGCAGCAGAGCAGACCAACCTTAAGACCGCACAGCAGGAGACCGACGCTAAGCGCCAGTGGATCGCCGCTTTCGCCGAAGGTGGTATCCGTACCCGCGAGCAGGTATCAGCAGGAATGCGCCATGCCCGTGCCAGTGAATCACCGTTCTGGCCGTCACCAGGTCAATTCATCAAGTGGTGCAAAGACAGCAAGATGGTGCTTGGCGTGAGCATCGAAGATGTGATGGGGGAGTTTCACCGCTACGCCAGGGAGAAAAGCCTACAGCCTGGCGGACCAGAACAATTCCCGTGGCGCCACCCTGTCATGTACTGGATTGTGTGCGATACCAGGCGCGCGATGTACCAGCGTCAGTTAAGTGAGATTGAGGTTGAGAAACATGCTCGTAAGCTTCTTGACGAATGGGCATCAAAGGTCGCGGCAGGTCATCAGATACCTGATCCGATTCTGAGCATCCAGTCGAAGCCAGAGCCTATAAGCACCCCTCCAGACCCCGGTGGCAATACCTACCATCCACCAGGTCGAAGCTTCGGATGCATGCCTAACGCGGCGACACTCGGAGGTATAACCCCAGCACAGTGGCTGATGGAGGAATACCGGCGAGGGAAGGCAGCAGGACTCATCAAGTAATACCGGCGCGGAAGCGCGTTTTTTTACGCCTTAATGTTTACCAAAAGGGTAATAAAATATGCGCAAGACTATTGATATTGATCCGTTTATGGTTATAAATTACCAATAAGGTAAAAATCATGCGAAAGACACTACAGGCACTTGGCCGGCTTAAAGCTGGCCAGATGAACAAAACCGAAACGGCGTATGCGCAAGAGCTTGAACTGCGTAGGCGCTACGGGGAAATCGCCTGGTTCCGGTTCGAAGGCATCAAGCTGCGTCTGGCTGACAACACGTTCTACACGCCTGACTTCGCCGTGATGCTGGCAAACGGCCAGATGGAATTGCATGAGGTGAAAGGGTTCTGGACTGACGATGCCAGGGTGAAAACCAAAGTCGCCGCCGACCAGTACCCATTCCGGATCATCGGAGTAACGAAGCTCCCGGCAAAAGCCGGCGGCGGGTGGAAGGTCGAAGAGTTCTAAAACAACGATCTTCATTGATATCAATTGAATCAATAAGTTAAACGGGTAAGCGGGGGTAAGTATGGATTTTGATTTCGTGAATTACAGCCGGCGGTCACTGCTGCTGTTCGTGATGGTGGCAAACATCATTGGTTGGGTGGCAATCGTCGCCGTCCTGTATGTGGCTTATCTGGCGATCGAGTGGGTGGCGGCATGAACATCGAAACAGTAAACGAGCTCATCGCCTCCCTGGAGAGCGCAGGCGAGCTGTCGATCAGAGAGCAGAAGTTCCTGAAGCTGGCGAAAGCGTTTAAGCAGCTGGAGGCGGAGAATGTGGCGCTGAAGAACGCCATTACAGACCATAGTCATTCGGTTCACTTCTGCGAGGTTTGCGGAAAGGATGATCCGTGCAGCACTGACGATGTTTGTTATGCGCTGAAAGATATCCCCGCTACCGATGCCTACCTGTCCAGGATTAAGGCTGATGGGGTGGAGGAGTTCGTTCGTCGCCTGCGGCAGCATGTCGATGAGGGTGATTTTGTAGGCGATGAAGTTGCCGTAATTGTTGGCGCCATCGACTGCGGCAAGGAGTTTTTCGAGCAGCTGCGCGAGGGGGCTAATCATGACTGATATCACCGAACTGGCGCAGAACCTGAAAGCGGCAGCAGAGAAGGCCACCCAGGGGAACTGGAGAGCATTCAAATACCACGACGGGCGCTGTGGTATTGGCGGAGGCCATCACGATGAGATTATGGTTTGTGAACACATAAGCAAAAGGCGTCCACATGACGCTGAATTCATCGCCCTGGCTAACCCTGCCAACGTTCTGGCGCTGATAGAAGCGCTGGAGAAGGTGCAGCAGCGCATCGCCGAACTGGAGTCCCGCACCGTGAAGCTGCCAGACTTACGGCAGATTGTATCTGGGGACAGATATGTCTGGTCTGATGGCGTTTATAACTACAGCCAGGACGTAAAGGTAGCGCTGGCCGCCGCTGGCATCAAGGTGGAGGCTGAGTGATGAAAATGGGTGAACACATGGAGCCGGTTGTCGAGCTCCTGGAAGAACTGAACGGCAACAACACCGACGCCAAATTGAAACTACTCGCCCTTGTTATCTCGGAATACATGCTTAATGCGGATGTTACTGGCTTTGAGGTCACCGCAGGGAAGATGAAAGTTTCCGTAGATATAAGCGTGGAGGAATAGCCCAATGACCAAATCAACCATAACCAGAGAGCAGTTGGAAGAATGGGTTGCACAATTTGATGAAGATGGCGGCTGTGATGCCACTGATAGGCAATTAGAGGCTCTCATTCGTCAATCGCTGGCCACAATGGACAGCGAGCCTGTTTTCACTCTCGAGGTTGCGCGCGCAGACTACAAAGGGCAGAAACTGGGAAATCACTTTGGGTTTATCACTCTTGATGCGGCGCGTGAGCTGAAAGAGGGCAATTACCAACTCTACACTGCACAGCCAGCGCCGGTAGTGCAGGAAGTTGACGCTGATGACAATTTCTATTCATGGTTTGGCAGGGAGTGGCGTGAGAATTATCAGCACAACCAATACACCACAGCGGCTAAGCAAATGCTGGGCGTGATGGCTGAATCTGCGTGGAAAGCTGGGCGCCGCGCCGCCATGCTCGCAGCCGCCCAGCAGTCACCCGGCAGCGAACCCGCCACCGTGCCGGGTAAATGGATTCCGGTAAGTGAGCGGATGCCGGAAGATAGTGGCCGTTACTGGTGCTATATGGAAGAGCAAAATGACCTGGGGAAATCACACTATCAATGGAACTGTTCATGGAATGGCGATCGGTGGTGGGTTGAAAGCGAGGGCGGCGGGATTGTCACCCACTGGATGCAGTTGCCAGCAGCACCGCAGGAGGTGAAGTGATGGACAAATGCCAGGGCATTTTCGGCAAGATATTTGGTCATGCATTCCGGGTGGCGATAACAAAAGGCGCTCCTGACTTAAAGCTAAGAGATTATCAAGGTGGGCGCGATGCTCTGTTAGAGCTTATGGAAAAAACAAGGCCTGAAACCTATCACGGAATTTACTGTAAGCGCTGTGGGAAGGTTATCAATGGCTAAGACTTCAGCAGAGAGAAAGGCCGCGCAGCGCGCGCGGCAGTCCGCCGCCGGTGAGCGCAAAATTGAACTGGTGCTGGATGAGCAGGAGCAGGAAATGCTGGCGCGTAATTGCGCCGCCCGGCGCCCTGGTCGTGATCCCTACGAAATGGCCGAGTACATCGCGCTGCTGATCCGCCAGGATGACGCCCGGGTGCGCGGCCGGATTAACGCCATCAGCAAACGCCGCTGCGGCAAGTGCGGCGATCAACTGCCGGTGGCATCCTGCCCTTGCGCTGGTGACTCTCAGTGCTGGGCCACTCTTGGCTGGCACGAAACAAAACTACCGCTGTGACATGTCACGACAGATTGACTAAATCCTCGCATGATTATACTGTTTAAATATACAGTATTTTTTATGTGAGGTCATCATGGGGTTTCCATCACCTGCCGCAGACTACGTTGAGCAAACGCTAACCGTTTCCCGCCTTTGTCAGTATGACGCCAACTGTCGCGCCCTGGAGACTGCCGCCGGTTATGCCATCGTCGATGTCTGCCGCAGGCCAAAGCAGGGTGATCATGTCCTTATCGCATATGCCGGGAAAACTGAATTCGCTGTTGTCCGTGGGCAGGCGCTGATCACTGATGATGGTGAGGCGCTGGAAGGGGAAGCCCTGGACGATGTTGAAGTGCGGGGTGTCGTTACCTACCTGATAAACCGGGCCGGGTGGGTGAGTGATGATGATATTCCGATCATGTAACATCGCTGGTGGCATGGTATTATTACCTAAAAGGTAATTATTTTCGGGGTGTTTACCATGCCAAAGGATCCGAAGCGCAAATCAACTCAGTACAAACCGTTGACGGTGATGCAGGAAGCCTACGCCCAGGAGTATGTGAAATGCCCTGAAAATCAGACGCAGGCGGCCATCAATGCCGGGTTTTCCCCAAAGTCTGCCCACGTCAAAGCCAGCACGATGATGCGTGATGAACGTATCCAGAAACGAATCGCTGAGCTGATGGAAGAGCGCAACAAGCGCCTGCGCGTCAGCGCCGATTACGTGCTGCTGCGCCTGGTGGAAATCGACCAGATGGACGTGCTGGATATCCTTAACGACGACGGCAGTCTGAAGCCTATCCGCGAGTGGCCGAAAATATGGCGAACCACGCTAAGCGGGTTTGACCTGTCCTCAACCATCATGAACATGGATGAGACCTCGATAGAGACCATCCTCAAGAAAATAAAATGGCCCGACAAGGTGAAAAACCTCGAGCTTATCGGTAAGCACGTCGACGTTAACGCGTTCAAAGAACGCATGGAAGTTAACGTGAACGTTACCATTGCCGACCGCATGGCCGCTGCCCGGCGCCGCCTGAAAGAGCGCCAGGGTGGTGACCAGTGACAGACGCCGATTTATCCCCGGAAGAACAGCTGATCGACGATATCGCCAGCTTCACCCATGACCCGCTTGGCTATGCGCTGTATGCGTTCCCGTGGGGTGAGGATGGCACCGAACTGGCGCACGCCTCCGGGCCGCGACAGTGGCAGGCTGACGCATTCCGCGAGATAGGCGAGCACCTGCAGAATCCAGCGACACGTCATCAGCCGCTGATGATTTCCCGCGCATCCGGCCACGGCATCGGCAAATCTGCGTTCATCTCGATGCTGATTAACTGGGCCATGTCCACCTGTGAAGATTGCAAGGTGGTGGTAACCGCTAACACCGACAACCAGCTGCGCACGAAGACCTGGCCGGAAATCATCAAATGGTCGAACCTGGCTATCACGAAAGAGTGGTTCACCTGCACCGCCACCGCGATGTACAGCAACGATCCTGGCCACGACAAACGCTGGCGCGCCGATGCTATTCCCTGGTCTGAGCATAACACCGAGGCGTTTGCAGGCCTGCACAACGAGCGTAAGCGCATCGTTGTGGTGTTCGACGAAGCATCCAACATCGCGGATCTGGTCTGGGAGGTTGCCGAGGGTGCGCTGACGGACGAAGACACCGAAATCATCTGGGTGGCATTCGGTAACCCGACGCGTAACACCGGGCGATTCCGCGAGTGCTTCCGCAAATACAAGCATCGCTGGAAATGCGCGCAAATCGACAGCCGCACCGTCGAAGGCACCAACAAACAGCAGTTGCAGAAATGGGTCGATGACTACGGCGAGGACAGTGACTTTGTGAAGGTCCGTGTGCGCGGGATATTCCCTGATGCGTCAGAGCTGCAGTTTATCCCTACCGGGCTGACCGATGAGGCGATGAAGCGCGTGGTTACCGCTGCGCAGGTGGCGCACGCCCCGCGGATAATCGGCGTCGACCCGGCATATTCTGGCGTGGATGATGCAGTGATTTATCTCCGCCAGGGGCTGCACAGCAAAGTGCTGTGGACCGGCAACAAGACCACGGACGATCTGATTATGGCGAAGCGTATCGCTGATTTTGAGGACCAGTACCAGGCTGACGCGGTGTTTATCGACTTCGGTTACGGTACCGGGCTGAAGTCCATCGGTGACGGCTGGGGTCGCACCTGGCAGCTTGTGCCGTTCGGCGGCGCATCGGCAGATCCTCAGATGCTGAATAAGCGCGGAGAGATGTTCAACGCCTGCAAGACGTGGCTCAAGCTCGGCGGCGCGCTGGACGACCAGGAGACGGCGGACGACCTGTCAGCGGCAGAGTACAAGGTGAGGGTAGACGGCAAGATCGTCATGGAGCCGAAAGAGGATATCAAAGAGCGTTTGGGCCGGTCTCCTGGCAAGGGCGATGCGCTACTTCTGACATTCGCATACCCGGTGACGAAGCGTTCAGATTTCCCTGCTGCCGGCGGTAAGCAGCCCAACGTGATCAGCGAGTACGACCCGTGGGAATAACAAAGCCCGCATTAGCGGGCTTGTTCGATTCTACGTGCAATGATTTGCCTCAGCTCATCGCGGATAAATTCTTTAAATTCTTTCAGTTGAAGATCGCTTCTGAGGTAGATGCTTTCCTGGTGGAAGTGCCAGTCAATGCCATCAGGAAGGATGAAATCCCACTGCACGTATCCCGCACCAGTAAGGTGAACACGTTGCTTTTTGAAAAGCTGGTTATCACCATCAGCGTTAAGCGGCGCCATTGCTAACAACTCGTTTTCGTGTGAGAAGTGTTGTTCTTGCATATTCGGTCCTTATTTATCCCATTCAGGAAGTATACACAAAGTCCGCGCATCGGCGGGCTATTGTGACATGTCACGGAATCACATTAGCTCTTTCCATTCTACCCATTTCCCCGTTCTGCGTTTAACTTCCTCTCGCTTAAGGAACAACAGTTCTCGACAACGCTCGCAGCCATCAAACTCATCTGAATTTTTCTTAAATGGTGCGCCGCGTCGATAGGTGTACGTTCCGCAAACACAGCGAACGACGTATCTTGCCCCAGATTTTCCACCACCCTGCTGCTCAGCAAGGCCAATGATTTTTAGCCTGCCGCGAACCCTTCCGATCATCGACTCAACTTCACGACGATGTTGTGGGTTTTTGATGTTGCAGGTCGGAAAAATAGGAAGTGGTAGATCGCTGTCACCAGTTTGAATAACTTTATTTGGCGTCCAATCAACGCCCTTACCAACAACTCTCGCAGCAACCCGGTCAACAGGAAGACGCTTCATGTCGAAAAGATCTTTACTCATTCCAATCACCTTAAAAAAATGCCCGGCGAACCGGGCGAAATGGAAGCAATGAAGGGTGCCTTCCTTGGCTGGGTGTCACAGGGTTTACAGCATGAAGTCATCGCAATGGCGTCCTGCTGTAAAAAGGGCGGTGGTCAGAAAGGGAATAACTGCCACCGCCAAACTTGCACTGGAACTACGGGTATCACGGTCCTGAGGCGTGATTGGGTTGTGGTGCCGGATTCGAACCGGCGCGGCGATCCTTTCGGAACCCATTACCCGCCCATGCAGCAATGGCAAGCATGGATGGAGCTCTAACCAATTCCTGAGCTAACCACAACGAAGAGAGCACTGATTACCACAGTGGACCACCCGGCGAGGGAGGCGTTGCTTCCGCCAATGCTCTCATCGTTGCATCCTCGTCTCTTCCGAGGTGTCACACCGTACCGCCACGATGGTGAGTCGCTGTCGTGCATGCAGGGCATGGCTTGCACATTCCGGCTACCCGCTGGGCCATGTACCAAGGAGCCCCCGGACCGCTATCGACGCATGTGCCATACGCCGGATGCTTTCACACCTGGAAGCGCACTCCGCCATCTGAGTAACGACAAAGCCACCAATGGAAGGGAATGGGGTGCGCTTTCATGTTGTGTTTACCAAAAAGGTAATAATTTATCGTCAAAAGGTCAATACACTACGACAAATAAATCATATGTGGTTAAATTGGTAATAATTTAAACGCGTATGGAGTATCGATATGTGCATTGGCAGCAAGCCTTCAGTACCTGCAGCACCAGAGGTTCAGGCGGCTCCGCAGGAACAGGATCAGGCTGTAGTCGATTCCCGCGATGAAGAAACCAGGCGTCGCCGTGCGGCCGCCGGGCGTAGTTCTACGCTGCTGACCGGGGCGCAGGGTGATACCTCCGCCGCAAATACCAGCGGCAAAACGCTGCTCGGTCAGTAACTGGAGCGCGGCAGATGGCAGCGGAAAACCTGAAAGAGCAACTGCAAAAACAGCAGGCACAGCTCACTAATGATCGCTCATCGTTCGATCCGCACTGGCGCGAACTGAGCGACTTCATCAATCCGCGTGGCTCCCGCTTCCTGGTCACCGATGTAAACCGGGATGACCGCCGAAATACGAAAATTGTTGACCCTACCGCCACCCTGGCAGCGCGCACGCTATCGAGCGGCATGATGTCGGGGATCACTTCTCCTGCTCGCCCGTGGTTCAAGCTGGCAACGCCTGACCCTGACATGATGGACTACGGCCCAGTGAAGCTGTGGCTTGAAGTCGTTCAGCGCCGCATGAACGAAGTGTTCAACAAATCCAATATCTACCAGTCACTGCCTCTGCTTTACGCCAGCCTGGGGAATTACAGCACCGGCGCTATGGCTGTGCTGGAAGATGACAGCGACGTTATCCGCACGATGATGTTTCCGATCGGCAGTTACTACATGGCTAACTCTGCGCGCGGCAGCGTTGACACCTGTTTCCGCAAATTCTCCATGACGGTGCGCCAGCTGGTTATGGAGTTTGGCCTCAATAACGTCAGCGATTCAGTGAAGGGCATGTGGGATTCCGGCAACTACGAAAGCTGGATCGAAGTTATTCATGCCGTTTATCCGAACATCGACCGCGATACCGCCAAGCTCAACAGCAAAAATAAGCCGGTAAAATCGGTTTATTACGAGGTCGGAGGCGACAGCGATAAGTTGCTGCGTGAGTCTGGTTTCGATGAATTCCCGATTATGGCGCCGCGCTGGGAAGTGAACGGCGAGGACGTATACGGCTCATCCTGCCCGGGTATGATTGCCCTCGGCCAGGTTAAAGCTCTGCAACTGGAGCAGAAGCGCAAAAGCCAACTGATCGACAAGGCCACCAACCCGCCGATGGTTGGTCCGTCATCACTCCGCAACCAGCGCGTTTCCCTTTTGCCTGGCGATATCACCTATATCGATCAGGTCACCGGGCAGGATGGTTTCAAGCCTGCCTATCTGGTTAACCCGAATACCGCCGACCTGCTGGCAGACATTCAGGACACGCGGCAGATCATCAACAGCGCCTACTTTGTCGACCTCTTCATGATGTTGCAGAACATCAATACCCGCTCGATGCCGGTTGAAGCAGTGATCGAGATGAAAGAAGAGAAGCTGTTGATGCTGGGTCCGGTGCTGGAACGTCTGAACGATGAATGCCTGAACCCGCTTATCGATCGCACCTTCTCCATCATGGCGAGAAAAAACCTTCTCCCGCCGCCTCCGGACGTCCTGCAGGGGATGCCGCTGCGCATTGAGTACATCTCTGTGATGGCGCAGGCGCAGAAATCTATTGGGCTATCCAGCCTGTCATCCACCGTCGGCTTCATTGGTCAGCTGGCACAGGCCAAGCCTGAAGCGCTGGACAAACTCAACGTGGATCAGGCCATCGATGCATTTGCGGAGATGTCCGGCGTCTCGCCGACAGTCATCGTTCCACAGGAACAGGTTGAGCAGGTTCGCGAGCAGCGCGCTCAGCAGCAGCAACAGCAGCAAATGGTGGCTATGGGCATGGCTGCCGCTCAGGGTGCCAAGACCCTCAGCGAAGCGCAGACGGCGGATCCCAGCGTACTGACAGCGCTTTCTAACGCAGCAGGTGCTCCTGCAGGTGGTCAGCAATGACAGATTTTGATGATGACCAGTTGGCTGCTGAATCGGCACGCGAGAAGGAAATCCTTCAACAGCGTGACATTGAAGATATCCGTTTCGTCATGGGGAGCGAGCAGGGCCGCCGGGTGATCTGGGGGGTACTGGAGCAGGGCAAGGTGTTTTCTGCCTGCTTTGCTGGTGATCCGCAAGTGACTGCTTTCAACGAGGGGCAGCGCAACCTGGCGCTGGCATTGTTCCAGCGCGTCATGGCGCACTGCCCTGAACAGTATCTGAAGATGGCCGCAGAGGCTAATGGGGTAATCAAATGACTCAGATCCAAAAACAGCGCGTAGTCCGATTCGATGGCAATAAGCAGATCGTTGAAGTTCCCGATCCGGCGCCGGCAGTAATTGGCGCTCCGACCACGACAGATTACGGCGGTGTGAAGCTTGGCGCGGCGATTGCGGCTCCGGCTGCAATGACGGCAACCGCTGACACCAGCTCTTCAGCATCAGACGTTGCTGGTCTTGTCACTGACCACAATGACCTGGTCGCCAAGTACAACGCGCTGCTGACAGATACCACTGCACTGCGCACCACTCTTGCCGCAGTTCTGGCGCAACTCAAAGCCAAAACGATCCCGGTTTAAGGAGATAACCAATGAACTTATTTGATCGTCTGCTGTATCGCCGCCTTTGCAATGAGCAGCCTGCCGACGGTGGCGCTGCACCGGCGCCGTCTGAGCCAACTGCACCTGTTGCCGATGCTCCAATACCAGCAGTTGACCAGGCAAAACCAGAAGGCGATAAGCAACAGCCTGGTGCTGAAGGTGACAAACCTCAGCACGACAAACCAGCTGATGGTGAAAAGCCAAAGGATAAGCCTGCTGAAGAAAAAGAGCAGAAGCAGGAAGGCGCGCCGGAGAAATACGAATTCCAAGCAGGTGAAGGCGTCGAGCTGGACGTTGAAGCACTGAAGGACTTCGAGCCGGTAGCGCGCGAGCTGAACCTGACCAATGAGCAGGCGCAGAAGCTGGTGGATGCATACCCGAAAATTCTGGCCGGTGTGCAGCAGCGTCAGGCAGAAGCATGGCAGGCGCAAACTGAAGAGTGGGCAGCAACTGTGAAGGCCGATAAAGAAATCGGCGGCGATAAGTTGACAGCCAACCTCGGCGTTGCTCAGCGCGCTTTGGATACCTTCGGTACGCCGGAGTTGAAGGTATATCTGAACGGCACAGGTCTGGGTAATCACCCGGAGCTGGTGAAAGCGTTCATCAAAGTAGGTAAGGCCATGTCGGAAGACGGCATGGTGACAGGTAAAGAAAGCGGTCAGCGTAGTGCGGCCGAAGTGCTTTATGGCAAATAAGAGAGGATATAACCATGGCTGTTAAAGGCATTACTGCGCTGACGCTGGCAGACTGGGGTAAGCGCATCGACCCGAACGGGAAAGTCGATAAAATTATCGAGCTCCTTTCCCAAACCAACCCGATCCTGCAGGACATGCTGATCGTTGAAGGCAACCTGCCGACCGGTCATCGTACGACCATTCGTTCTGGCCTGCCATCGGCGACCTGGCGTCTGCTCAACTACGGTGTTCAGCCGAGCAAATCGACCACTGTGCAGGTTACCGATGGCATTGGCATGCTGGAAACCTATGCGGAGATTGATAAATCTCTGGCAGATCTGAACGGAAATACCGCTGAATTTCGACTGTCAGAAGATCGCGCTTTCCTCGAGGCGATGAATCAGCAGATGGCTCAAACGCTTTTTTATGGCGACTCCAGCGTTAACCCGCAGCAGTTCATGGGCCTGTCTTCTCGCTACTCCGACCTGACGGCTACCAACGCGCAAAACATTATCGACGCCGGCGGTACTGGCACCGATAACACTTCAATCTGGCTCATTGTATGGGGCGAAAACACTGTTCACGGTATCTTCCCGAAAGGCCAGAAAGCAGGTCTGCAGATGGAAGATAAAGGCCAGCAGACTCTGAAAGATGCCAACGGCGGCCAGTATGAAGGCTACCGCACCCACTATAAGTGGGATAACGGCCTGTGCCTGCGCGACTGGCGCTACGTTGTACGCATCGCGAACATCGATATCAGCGACCTGTCCGATCCTGCTGCGGCGGCGAACATCGCCAAGCTCATGGTGAAAGCACTGCATCGCATCCCTAACCGTGGCATGGGGCGCCCGGTGTTCTACATGAACCGCACCGTTGCCCAGGCTCTTGATCTGCAATCTCTGGAGAAATCCTCTCTGGCAATCAGCGTAAAAGAGACTGAAGGCGAATGGTGGACCAGCTTCCGTGGCGTTCCGATTCGCGAAACCGATGCGCTTCTGGAAACTGAAGCTCGCGTGGTTTAACCCCTGACTATAACCAGCGGCCCGGTAACGGGCTGCTCAATGGAGAAATGAAGATGATCCTCGACAAACTGTTGATGTTCTCCGAAGCGCAGGCGGTTACGGCTACTGCTGCTTCTACTGATGTGATTGACCTGGCGCCTGTCGACGGCACCCGCCGTGATATCGGCGTTGGTTATCCGCTGGAGTTCTGGGCTCTCGTTAACACCACGGCTACCGCTGCTGGTGCCGCTACCGTCAACGTGCAGTTGCAGACCAGCCCGGACAACAGCACCTGGACGACCATTTATGACAGCGGAGCCCTGGCTCTGGCAGCGCTTAAAGCTGGTAAGCGCGTTGTGTCGGCGAAGGTACCTGCGGGCGTTCAGCGCTATCTGCGTGTGAACTACTCCGTAGCCACCGGCCCGCTGACTGCTGGCGCGTTCACCTCCGGTATCAACCTGGACGTTGATGCGAATACCCCGTACCCGACCCGCTCTAAAGTGACCGGCTAAGGAGGTATCGATGTCAGCTGAAAAAGCAAAATACCGCGTGCTGCGTCTGTCCCATATCCATAACAACCTCTGGCCGGAGGGTTCAGAGATTGAGTATGACGGGGTGCCTGGCTCAGCGCTGGAGCCGCTGAACGAAGCGGCAAAGGAAGCAAAGGCGAAGGCAACGCAAAAGGTTGTGGTTCCCGCCGTCGTTAAACCTGAGCCGCTGAACGAAGGCGGTGGTGGCGATGACGAGCTGGATAAGCTCCGCGAAGAGTACGAGCTGCTCTTTAACGAGAAGCCTCATCACAACACCAAAGCCGAAACGCTGCGCGAGAAGATCGCCGAAAAGCGAAAAGATTTAGGCGTCTGAGCCTCAGAATAAACCAGGGGGCTTCGGCCCCTTTCTTGTAGGAGCGTTCTATGGAAATGGTCAATCTCAAAACCGGCACCGACAGCTACCAGGATGAAAGCGGCGAGACCAAAACCCGTGACGAATATCCGTGGGGGCTGTGCATCACGCTGAACAATGACACCCTGAATAAGCTGAAAGCGCAGCCGCAGAATGTAGGCACTGAGGTGATGATCACCGCAAAAGCAGTGATTAAGGGTATCTCGGCGCGTGAAGGCGACGATGGCACTTTCCGCAGCGCGGATCTGCAGATCACCGATATGGCGCTGGCGCCTGTTTCAGGTGAGGCGCCGAAGACGGCGGCGCAGGCGCTTTACGGTGAAGGGGGCGAGTAATGGCCTCTGTCATTGAGATCTGCAACCGGGCGCTGAGCAATATCGGTAATAACCGGAGCATCAACAGTCTGGAAGAAGCCAGCAAAGAAGCCGGGCAATGCTCCCTGTATTACGAGTCGATTCGCGATGCTGTGCTGGCCGACTTTGACTGGAATTTTGCGACCAAGAATATCGCGCTGGCTGACACCAATAACCCGCCGCAGGACTGGGCATTCGCATACACCTATCCGACTGACTGCCTGAAGATTATTGAAATTCCGGTTCCCGGTGTTCGGTATCCAACGGCTGCTATGCGCGTGCAGTACGTGGTCGGCGCGGACAGCGCCGGCACGGGGCGACTGATTTACACCGATCTGCCGCAGGCCTGGCTTCGGTATGTTGCCCGCATCACCGACGTGAACATGTTCGATCCCATCTTTCAGGAGGCTCTATCCTGGCGCCTGGCCGCGGCTATTAACATGGTTCTCACGGGTAATGCCGACCTCGGCAATAACGCCCTGAGCATGTATAGCCGGATCATCCTAAGCGCTGGCTCTCACAGCATGAACGAATCGCAGGAACCGCAAATGCCTGACGATCCGTTTACCGTAGCGAGGATGTGCTGATGGCTGTTAGCTGGATACAACCGAGCTTCTCAGGTGGCGAAATTGCCCCATCGCTCTATGGCCGCATCGATATGGCGAAGTACCAGGTGGCGCTGCGCAAGTGCGATAACTTTATCGTGCGGCAGTATGGCGGGGTAGAGAACCGCCCGGGGACGCAATTCATCGCCGCGGCGAAATACCCGGATCGCAAATGCCGCCTTATCCCTTTCCAGTTTTCGACTGTGCAGACCTATGCGCTGGAGTTTGGCCACAATTACATGCGCGTCATCAAAGACGGCGGCCTGGTGCTAACCACCGGCGATGTGATTTATGAGCTGGCGACGCCTTATACAGAAAATGATGTTTTCGGCCTGAAATTCACCCAAAGCGCCGACGTAATGACGATCGTACATCCTTCCTATCCGCCTAAAGAATTGCGCAGGTACGCGCATGACAACTGGCAGATCGTCGATGTGCAGACAACTAACGGCCCGTTTGAGGATATCAACGTCGACGAGTCAAAAACTGTCTGGGCCAGCGCCCCCACCGGCACAATCACGCTTACCTCGAGCTCTGCAATATTCGGTGCCGAGCAGGTCGGAAAACTGTTCTACCTCGAGCAGCCAGCCGTTGACTCTGTACCAGTATGGGAAACCAGCAAGAGTACCTCGATCGAGGATATCCGGCGCGCCGACAGCAACTACTATCGGGCGAACACAGCAGGTAAAACCGGTACGCTGCGGCCGTCACATACTGAAGGTATGGCCTGGGATGGCTGGGGCGGAACTGGTTCCGATGATACAGGCGTGCAGTGGGAGTATTTGCATAGTGGTTTTGGCATTGTGCGGATCACTGCCGTCGCCGGTGACGGGCTTACTGCAACCGCTGATGTTGTTTCTCGAATCCCTGAGAACGTTGTCGGTGCTGATAAGGCCAGCTACAAATGGGCGCGCTACGCGTGGAACAGCGTCAATGGTTATCCGGCGACGGTCGTCTACTACCAGCAGAGGCTGTACTTCGCTGCATCCCCTGCGTATCCACAAACCATCTGGGCCAGCCGTACCGGTGACTATAAAGACTTCGGCAAGAGCAACCCGACGCAGGACGATGACAGGATCGTTTATACCTACGCTGGCCGGCAGGTTAACGAAATTCGTCACCTTATCGATGTCGGATCGCTGGTTGTTCTGACCTCCGGCGGTGAGTTTGTTGTGACCGGTGACCAGAATAAAGTGCTTACGCCTTCTGCATTCTCCCTGAGTTCTCAGGGCTCAAACGGCTGCAGCGATGTACCTCCTATCGCGGTTTCGAATATCGCGCTCTTTATCCAGGAGAAGGGCAGCATCGTGCGGGATCTGGCCTACTCGTTTGATGTGGACGGTTTTCAGGGCAACGACCTGACAATTCTCGCTAATCACCTTTTCCAGAAGCGCAGCATTGTCGACTGGGCGTTTTGTATTGTCCCGTTCTCCAGCGCGTTCTGCGTGCGTGACGATGGAAAATTGCTGGTGCTGACCTATCTGCGTGATCAACAGGTATTCGCCTGGTCTCCGCAATCCAGTGCCGGGAAATATGAGAGCACTTGCGGTATCAGTGAAGGCAGCGAAGACGCGATCTATTTCGTAGTTAACCGCACCATCAACGGCCAGACGAAACGCTATATCGAAAGGCTGGCAAGCCGACAGTTCACCGATGACCTTGACGCTTTCTTTGTCGACAGCGGACTGACCTATGACGGACGAAACACCGGCAGCCGGGCGGCCACTATCAGCGGTGGAAGCGGGGACTGGAGTTATCAGGTGCCGTATACCCTGACGATGAGCGGGGCCAGCTATTTTACCGCGGGAGACGTCGGCGCACAGATCCAGTTCCCCTACACAGGAACCGATCCTGAAGATGGTAGCGCCGTCGCCATGCAACTGCGTTGCGACATTATTTCGGTGGAAAGCGGTAACTCGGTAACCGTGACGGCAAACCGGAATATTCCTCCTGTCCTGCGCAATACAGCCACCACTAACTGGTACATGGCCCGCCAGACATTCGCCGGCCTCGATCATCTCGAGGGGCAGACCGTCAATATCCTTTCTGACGCCAGCGTAGAGCCGCAGAAAGTCGTCACCGGAGGCGCCGTTACGCTGGAGAAGCCCGGCGCCGTGGTCCACATTGGCCTGCCGATTAACGCCCAGTTTGAAACCCTGGACATCAATATTAACGGTCAGGAAACGCTGCTCGATAAGAAACAGCTGATCAATACCGTGACACTAGTGGTCAACGCCAGCCGCGGCCTCTGGGCATCAACTCCAGGCGGCCAGTGGTACGAATACCCTCAGCGCGAGTTTGAGTTTTACGACGATCCTGTTGATGACGCCACAGGCAAAGTAGAGGTCAAGCTCGACAGCAACTGGGATAAAAATGGGCGGGTAAAAATCCGTCAGACTGACCCGCTGCCGCTTTCTGTGCTGGCGGTGATCCCCCGCATCACCGTGGGAGGTTTTTAATGATTATCGCTCAGATAGTCCCGGCCACCGCAGAGCACATCGCTGAAATTATCCCCCGCGTGCGCCTGGCAGACATCGAAGAGTTTGCCGCCACGAATGGCTGGAGTGCTGCCCGTGTTCTGGAATGTGGCCTTCGCACCTCAACCTTCTGCTGTGCCGGCTTGATAAACGGCCGCGTTGTCACCGTCTTTGGTGTGGCGCCCGCTTCAATGATTGGCGGCAGCGGGATCCCCTGGCTTGTCGGCACGGATGATCTGGAGCGCTATCAGCGCACATTTCTGCGCCGTTGCCGGAAGGTGGTTGCTGCAATGCTATCCGTCTATCCGTATCTCGAAAATTATGTCGATGCCCGTAACCACGTCGCAAAAGCGTGGCTGCACTGGCTCGGTTTTACCCTGGAAGACCCGGCGCCGTATGGTGTGCTCGGCCTGCCGTTCCACCGCTTTTACATGGAGAAAAACTGATGTGTGATCCGACTATCGCCGCGGGCGCGACTTTAGCGCTCAGCGGCCTGTCTGCATATAACCAGTATCAGCAGGGTAAATATACTGCCGCGGTAGCTCAGCAGAATGCTGATGTTGCAACTGCCCAGGCTAATGACGCCATAAATCGCGGTAACGCGGAGGCTGATCAGCGCCGTCGTGAGACCCGGCAGCGGCAGGGCACGCAGGCGGCAATAATGGGCGCAACTGGTGCTGATATGAGCTCAGGATCTGCGCTGGATATTTTCGGGGATACGGCGCAGTTTGGAGCACTGGATGCTCTGACTACCGTCAATAATGCTCAGCGAGAAGCATACGGATATCAGACGCAGGCGGCTAACTATGAAGCGCAGGCCAGCGCGGCTAAAAGCTCAGGAACTATCGGCGCGGCGACAACGCTACTTACTGCACCGCTGAAAGCCTATGGCGCTTATCAGTCATTCGGCGGAACCTGGAACCCGTTCACGCAGAGCAAGGCCGCACCAATTTCTGCTGCCGTCGGCACACCTACCGGTCGATAAGGAGAAAACTATGCCAGTTGTACCAACAGTCGCCGGGCGTCAGGTTGAAAGCCGCGGCGTTTCCACTCAGGGATTTCAGGCATTCGATCAACCAAACGCCGGCGATGCGCTACTGAGCGCAGGAAGCCAGGCGCTTGACGTATTCGGCCAGGCTAAACAGCGCGCAGATGTCGCTATGGCTCAGGATGCATCGCTGCAACTGACACAGACCGCAAGCGATCTGATGACCAACCCGCAGAATGGCCTGCTTAACCTGCAGGGTAAAAATGCCCTCGGCAAGGGGCAGGAATACACCCAGCTTTTTGACGCAAAGGCTCAGGAGCTGGCGATGCAGTTGCCGGAGTCGGCGCGCCAGGGATTCCTGCAGCAGGCTCAGCAGCAGCGCATCCAGTTTACGTCTCAGGCTGGCCGGCATGAGATAGGGCAGCTCAATGCGTATGAAGAGGGGCAGTTCCAGGCGACGCTTACCACCGGCGCCAAAACCGCTTCGGCGATGTACGGCGATAACGCCAACTATGTGCTGGCTAATCAGCAGGCGTTTCAGCAAATAGAAAGCTTCGGCGCCGCACATGGGTGGAGCCCTGAGCAGATCCAGGCCAAAAAGGTGGAATTCAAAGAGAAGGTCGCAGATGGCGCGCTTTCTCAGTGGTCAGCAAATAACGCGATCGGATTCATTCAGAGCAACGGTGAGCTGAGCGATACGGCCGCCGGTTCACGCCGTGCTGTCGCCGGCGGTGGTGAAGCATCAGCAGATGGACCGCGCGGGGTACGCAACAACAACCCGGGGAACCTCGAAGCCAGCTCATCAAACCCATGGGTAGGGCAGACTGGTAGTGATGGCCGGTTTGCAAAATTCGAGACCCCTGAGCATGGGATCCGCGCGCTGGGCCGCAACCTCATATCCTACCAGCGGCAGGGGATTGATACCGTTGGCGAGATCATTAACCGCTGGGCGCCGCCGTCTGACAATAACGACACGGCTGCATACATCAAAGCGGTTTGCGCGCAGTTAGGCGTAACGGAAAACCAGCCGCTTGATGCATCAAACCCTGATACGCTGCAGGCGCTCTGTGCCGCCATCATTAAACATGAAAATGGCACGCAACCATACAGTCCTGACCAGCTATCAACCGGCGTCAGCGCCGCGCTGGGACTCTCTCAGTTGCCAACCAGCAATAAACGCTACACCGGCAATGCAGCATTCGACGCCGCCACGCCGGAAGCGCAGGCCACTTTTCTGCGCCAGGCTGACCAGATCCGCCGGCAGCAGCAGGCCGAATACAGAACGGCTATCGATAGCCAGGTTCGTGATGCTACTGCCGCCTATATGCGCGGTGTAGAGTTTCCGGATCCTCCAGGAGAGAAGGAGTTTCTGGCTGCCTACGGCGTGCGGGAGGGCAACCAGCGATACACCGAATTCAGGAATACGCAGATCGCCGGGCAGTACATTGGTTCATTCCGCAATATGCCAACTAACAGCATCACGGCATACGTCAATCAGTTGAAGCCAACACCTGAGCAGACCGGGGAAGGGTACGCCTCGCGCGCCGCGCTTTATGATCAGGTTGCCGCCGCTGCAACAAAAGTTATTTCAGAAAGGCAAAATAATCCATTTGGCGCCGCCGTGGACATTGGTGCATACAGACCAATGCAAAATAATACCCCTCAGGCCATTACTGAGGAAATTTCACGCCGTTTCTCTGCACAATCTGACCTGCAGAAGATCGGGATATCCGCGCCAATTCTCTCAAGTGAGGAAGCGTCTACACTAGCGCAGCAGGTGCGAGGGACGCAAAACGTCGATCAGACCATTAACCTACTTCAAACAATGGGCCAGACATTACCGCCGGCGGCCATGCGCCAGGTTGCCTCTGCAATCGCTCCGAACAATGCCGCGACAGCGTATTCCGCGCTGCTTCTCGGCACGCCAGACAACCAATATGACAACCGAAACCCGGTCATTTCCTACGACCAGTTCATTGGCTACAAGCCGACCATGAATAAATATGATGTCTCTAAAGTTATCCTGGCCGGTGATCAACTGCTTAACCCCACGAAGGGCATGAAAGATGCTGGGATCACACCGGTGCAACTCCCCAGCGAGGACAAGCTGAAGCGTGCGTTTGATGTTCAGGTAGGTAATGCATTTGCCAATAACCCGCAGGCCAGACAGCTGAGTTATAGCCTGTTCAAATCCGCTTATGCCGGGATCGCTTACCAGTCTGGAGATTCCGCGATGACCCGCACCGATGCGGCTAATTCTGATGTGGTCGAGAAGGCCGCGCAATACGCCACCGGCGGGGTTTACAAAGGCTTCAATGGTGGTGACGTGGTAATGCCATTCGGCATGGATAAATCCACTTTCAAGGATCGCTACACAGTGGCGGCACAGCAGGCGCTGAAAGACGCCGGGCTGAATGAAAATGCCGCTTCAAACTTTACGCCGGTGAACATTGGCAATAACCAGTATCGCCTGGTGAGCGGCAGCGGGCGCTGGGCGACAGACCCAAAAACAAATCAGGCAATAGTCGTGAGGGTTGAATAATGGCCGATGTATTTTCTCTGGCTCCTGAAGGCCAGGCATGGACGGACGATAAAACGACGGCCAACCCGGCGCGGCCAGAAGACTATGATCCGACGTTTTTTCAGGGATCTATTTCCGCACCTGTGCGCGGTGTAGCGGAGGGAACAATCGGGCTGGCGCAGTCTGCCGTTGGATTCAGCAAGCGACTTATCAGCGATCCAGCATTCACGGCAGATGTGGCGCCGACGGTGAACATTTTCCGCATTATGTTCCCTGACGCTGATAAAGCCCTGAACGACACATATGACACGATCGGTAAGCAACTGCAGGGCGCGCGCGGTTATGTGAAACCAGACGCCGGCAGTCAGGGTACGGCCGCAGAGGTGCTTTATGGGCTCGGCCAGTTTGCGCCAGCGATTGGTGCCTCAATCATCGGCGGCCCTACGGTCGGCGCCGCCACGGCTTTTGGATCTACCTATGAGCAGTCATATCAGGACTTCAGAGCCAAAGGTGTAGACGAGTCCACGGCGCGTAATCTGGCTGCGCAACAGAGTTCCTTCAATGCCGCAGGCATGGCGCTTCCCGCTGCTATCGGTACGACGCTGGCCACGCGCATCGCGTCAGGCGTCGCAATCAACACAGGATTTGGTGGCCTTAACCGTTATTCAGTTGGTGAAACACTGGAGGAGAAAGGCTATTCCGATATGGCGAAGCAGTACCGGGTATTTGACGGGCAGGCGATGCTGGTTGACGCTGTGCTTGGCGGTGCCTTTGGTGGTGCTCATCACCTGGCCTCGCGAAATGCTGATGCTCCACCTCCAGCAGATACTGAAGCGCCAATACCGGCGGCAGAAGTGCAGAGCGTTCCTGATAACGTTTCCTCGGCAGCCCAAGGTGAGGGAGCTCCAACGCCAGTTTCTCTGGGAGATGTTCCGGCAGCACCAGAGGCAACATATGAATCAAGAATGGCTGAACTTGAGGCTGACGCCGGGAAGTTGCTTTCCCGTGGCGATCGCAAGGTGTGGCAGTCAGAAGTGGCAAACAGCCAGCGAATCCTGCAAAACCTCAACGAGCAGCGAGCCTCTATCCTTAACGAACAACCATCAGGTAGTGGAAAAGCATTGTCGACAGCCCGGCAGGATAAGCAGGCCAGACTGCGTGCAGTTGACCAGCAGATCGAACAGGTGCAGAAGCGCCTGCAGGATGCGAATAACACTCTGGCGCCAAACATGCCTGGCGGTCAGTTTTATGAGGCCCGCGCTGACCTGTCACGTATTCAGCAGGGGATCATCCCTGAAAGTATGCGTGGCCTGGTGCGTGAGACAGAAATTAAACCCAGCGACATCGATGCGGCCCACACCCTGAACGAGGGGCTTTATTACGACATTGAGTCGGCTCCGGTTTTGCATGCCAGCAACGAGAGCATCAACAGCCATGTGGCCGCTATGGATGAAGCATACCGGCAGCTAAATGACGGTCAGCCAGTGAACATCGGCATGATGGCCCGTGGGCTGGATGGCCCGGCGCGGCCAGGCATGCTGGAATCTGCAAGCGAGCAGTACCATGCAATGCAGCAGGTTTTCGAAGAGAATGGTGTCAGGTATGAAACGCCGTCAGAACTGGCAGGAGAAGCACCGGCTCCGCGCGCAGAAAGTGCATTTACGGCAGCCGACGAAACTGGCGGGCAGGTCAGTGTTGATCCTGACACCGGCCAGGCGATTTCATCAAACAGTTACGACCTGATGGCGGCGCGTGATATGGCGACTACCAATCCGGATCTGACAATTACGCACCCCGACACAGGGCAGCCAGCAAAACTTTCTGACGTTCTGGCTGAATTTGACGACCAGATCCAGACCGTACAGGCAGAGTCGAAAGTTTATTCCGTTGCAGCAGCGTGCTTCCTGAGGAACCCATAATGAAACAGGCATGTGTTGAAGCCATTGCCCAGACTCTGGGCCGCCAACCCAAGGCTGATGAGCTGAAAAATATCGAAGACCGGATCAAAGAGGCCGTGCGCGACGTTCACCGGAAAAACGCCCGGGATGGCAAGACTGGTATCCCTGATGCACAGACGTACATGGAGGCCGCTGAGCTTGTGCGTCAGCGCGTTGTGCACGATGTCTATAAGAAGCGCCAGCGCGTCGCACAGAACGCGCTGGCCATCAGCAGGGTAACAGACACCCTCGATGCGAATATCCCGCCAGAACAGCAGACACCCGCCAATTTGCAGCAGTTTATCTTTGCTGGTCGGCGTGCCTCTGATGGTAAAGATATTGCCGTGACATCTGCAGAGGAACTGGCGACAGGCGCCTATCAGGACTGGTCGCGCCAGCTCAGCGCTGAACTGCTGAAAGCCGGTGATGACGTTAGAAAATTCTTTGAGCAGAGTAAAGCGCTTGGTGAACAGCGTTTCCGCAGTCTCTTCGACCAGCAGGCTGCTAAATCAGCACAGTTCCAGATCCTGAAGGAGCTTTACGGTGAAGACACCGGCAATCCTCAGGCGAAGAAAATCGCACAGGTTTGGAATGACGTAACCAGCCGGGCACGGCAGGAGATGAACGACAACGGTTTTGATATCGGGTTGCGCGACGACTGGCATTTGCCGTATGTAGACGACGCCGATTTTATCCGCAACGCCGGGCGCGATGAGTGGCTGGCATCTTTGCCGCTGACAGAACAGGCTAAAGCGCGACTGTCAGGCCGTCAGCCGCCGATTGAGTTTGCCCGCCAGGCGTGGGTGGACGACGTTTACAACACACAGGATCGCAGCAACTACGTTAATCCGGACGGCAGCCTGATGAATGACATCGAGTACCGTCAGGCGCTGGAGGTCATTTTTGAAACCAAAGCTACCGATGGAGCCAACAAAATAGAGCCAGGCGCTTTTATGGGTACCGGCGGCATTAAGAACCGCGGATCGCAAAGCAGGGTAATGGCATTCAAAGACGCACAGTCCCACTTCGCGTATATGGAGCGCTACACACAGCAGCCGGTGGTTGGCGTAATGATGTCTCACCTGCAGTCGTCATCACGTGACCTTGGCGTTGTTAAAGCGTTTGGCCCCGATGCTGCCCGCAACTTTTCACTGGTGCTTGACCGCATTTATAAGCGAGCAGTAACGGGAGGTAAACGCAAAAAAGAGATGGAAGATGAAGCCGAATTAGTTGCTCGTATGTTCAATTCTATGGCCGGGCTTAACGGTGCTGCTTCATCAAGCGTATTCACTTCGGCAGTAGGCGGTCTGCGCAACCTGATGACCAGCGCCATGCTCGGTACCAGCGTTCTGACCGCAACCAGCGACCAGGCTATCATGCGCGCGAATGCGCAGGCATTAGGCTTTGACCGTAATGGCATGCGGCTCTCTGCAAATACGCTGAGGAACCTGTTTAACGGCGATGCGAAGCGCGCGAATGCGGAACTTGGCCTGCTTGTAGATTCGCATGCTGCTGTCGTCTCGAAGATGGGCGGTTTTGACCTGTCTCGCGGCATTACCGGCTGGTTTGCTGAGAAAACCCTGAAGTGGTCAGGGCTGATTGCAATGGACCGGGCAAACAAGGCGTCATTCGGCCTGCTGATGTATAAAAACATTGGCGAGCTAACCCGCAAATTTAAGACCCTTGATGAAGTTAAGGGCTCAGATAAAACCATCCTGGCAAATAAGGGATGGAGTAATGAGGACTGGGCTATCATGGCAGCGGCAGAGCTGCGGCCAATGACTACAGCCGGACATATGGGCATGACGCCGGACGCTATTTACGCCGTTCCGGATGAGGTGATCACCAATATTATGGCTGACCGTATCGCCCAGGTGCGCGCCGGTAGTGATACGGCACTGGCAGCGCTTGGCGATATGTCACCTGAACGCCTGAAGCGGATGAAGGAAGCATTCGACGCAGAGGCCGAGCAGACGATTACGCGCATGGTGCGTAACGCCCGGGCTGAAGCTGCTCAGAAATTGCTGGGGATCACTCACGGTGAGATGACCAGCGCAGTGACAACTGCCACCGGGCTGGATACCTACGCCCGCGATGATGCTGGCCAGCTGCTTAAAAGCTTCATGCTTTTCAAAACCACCCCGTTTGCCGGTTTCCGTCAGTTGGTTAACCGCACACGAGATCTCGATACCGTCCCTGCGATAAAATTCCTGGCCTCCTATATTGCTGGTACAACCCTGGCAGGGATGTTCGCAAACCAGATGAATAGCCTACTAACAGGCAATGACCCGCTGGATATGACAAAGCCAACGACATGGATACAGGCGCTCCTGAAAGGTGGTTCATTCGGTATCTACGGCGACTTCCTGTTCCAGGACCATACTCAGTATGGATCAAGCATTGGGGCAACATTGGGTGGGCCTGTGTTGAGTTTTGCTGAGCAACTAATGAAGCTTGTAGTAACAAACCCACAGAAGGCGTTAAAAGGTGAGGAAACATCATTCGGTGCAGATGCATTAAAAACAGCACGCATGATCACCCCGTTTGCCAACCTCTGGTATGCTAAAGCAATAACCAATCACCTGATCCTGCAACAACTTCAGGAGATGGCTAACCCAGGGTACAACGACAGGGTAAGGGACCGCGCGCAGCGGGAATTCAACACAACAAGCTGGTGGGAGCCTGGTGCTACAGCGCCACGTAGAGCGCCAGATTTAGGGAAGGCTGTAGGAGAATGAGAAAGCTAGATACTCCCACTAAAAGGGCTGGGGTTGTTATTTCTGTCATTGGTTTTATATTAATTTTGTCATCTTCAATTATGACAACTTATAAATCAACATTGTTTGGAAACCCATACTACGATTCACCAAATACATTTCAAACCATATTGACATGGTTGGAAAAGTTAACAAATTCATTGGTTTCAACTGTTACATTCAAAACATGGAGTAGTGATTTTAGTGTGCTAATGTTATTTGGTATTGCCTTCTTGATCGTGGGTATAGTGATGTCATATTTATATGATTTCACTATCGGTAAGATTTTTAACTGGATAAAAACTGGCGGAAGATAATCTTATGCAAGCTATTGGCTTTATCGTTTACATCGTGGTGGGGCTCTTCCAACTTGCAGCAATCATGGCTGGACTAGAATCGTGGTGGGGGTTGCACTGGATAATAGCTGCGCCAATAGCATTCATCATTAGCTATATACCACTAGTTGGGTCTATCGTGGGAATGGTAGGAGCTATGGATGTTTGGCGATGGGAGTGGTGGCAGGCTGGGCTTCTTTTCTTTGGTGGCCTGGTTTTTGCTATTGCCTGCGGAGGAATGTCTTCGTTCTTCGAATGGCTATCTTTCAGGAAAAGAGCGTGACATGTCACAGCGCCACCCATTAAAAAGCCCGCCTAGCGGGCTTTTTGCTAATGGAGTTTATCTTTGCTGATTACAAGTAGGCGATGGGTATGAATATCTTGATCATTACCCCAGCAGAAGTCAGCCCACACGCTGTAGAAATCATCCCATGATGTCATAAACGTTAACGGACGGTCTTCTTCAGTACCATCAGAAACGTATACATGATAACCATTAGTAGTAATGGCCCATGAGATCATTCGCTCCCAGAATCTTCTGCCATCTAACGTTTGCTGCTCGTCAGATACCACAATCGCATAGTTTTCAAGGAAGAATGCGAAGAATATCTGAGGAAGACCATGTACAGCTCGGTCATGGATCACATTAGGTGTACGCCAGACTAAAATCTGAGTACAGCTTTTTCTGGTTTCAACAATGTCTTCGCGAAAAACGAGTTTAACTGCATAGACTGTCTCAGGATTTTCGCTGTCTGTGATAAGCCTGTAATGGTCATCTCTGAGCGACTTAACAAGGCGATAACCATAAGGCGTAGTAAACCCCGGCAGAGTAAAGTCCTGCACACCTTTGGCAATGTAGCCTTCAGTGTGAGTAACATTTTTCTCTGACATGTTCAGTTTTCTGTCGAAATCTGCTTCAGGGATTATGTATGGCATCGCTTTTCTTATCGAGTTCAGGTTCATTTCGTCCTCCATGTCATGGTGTCGGACGTATCAGGCATCTAAAAGATACTCAACAAAAGGTTGAATGACCTTTGAGGTAATCTTAATCATTTTTGAGCAATGATGCAAAATGAATTGAGATGAAAAGCGATGAATAGGACGAATGTACAAACGCATTCAAAGGCGCTTCCCTGCGCCAGCAGCCTCAGTAACCCTTGGCCTTAGCCATCACGTACTGAGCATGCGTCTCTATGTCGCGCAGTACGGCGCCGATACCAACAATGTAGCTGAGCATGGCCGTGACCTCTGCGGCGGCGCCGGATACATCATGCCCGTCAGCATCGAGTTCGCGGAGCAGCTTCATCACCATTGAGCTTTTCGCCAGTTCACGCAGGCCATCAGGTGAATGGATATGATCCTGATAACGTCGGTTAAGAGGAAATGTGTAGTGCTTCTGCTCGACCTGCAATGCATCCATGATCGCCGGCAACATGCTGCTGGTCATCTCCTGCGCCAGCATGCGGGCTTTATCAGCCTGGGAGAGTTCTTCCCGAACGTAGCGGCCAGTCTTGCGGATCTGCGGCAGCACCTCGCTGGTTACCCATTTGCGGAAGCGGTAGGGGATGGTGCCCGGCGTCACCGCATCGCGGCAGCGGAGGATAAGAGTGTAGAGGCCAGACTCGGAGATGATGTTTGTATTACCCTGCCGCCCTAAGTTGAACTTAGACCGCTCGTCTTCATCCAGTGCCTTGAGAGACATCGTAGGGTTAGTAAGTTGCAGGGCCTTTATTACATCGATCGCCACAAACCATGGCTCGCCATCGATGAGAATTGCACGAATGTTGCTTTCTGATTCGAAGGAAAAAACTGCAGGTTTCGTGTTCATTGTGATCACCTTTGTAGTCAGGTTAATCACCACCGAAGGTCTCAATCTTACTGGTGGTGAACTGGACGAGGTTGAGACTACCGGCTACAAAGGACCCGGCCAGCCTTTCGGCTGCCCCGCCCAGCCCACCATAATCTGGATGCAGCTGTGCTTTACGCATAAAAAAACCGCTTGCGCGGTAAGTGCGCCTTTGTAGTCAGCGGGGTCTCAATCCCGGCACCGGATTTTGCCGATGCACGATCACTATGGCACAAGGGAAATGGGTTGTAAATTTATCATTTTGGTAATCTTATTTTCTATTTTAGGTAAAAGCAATCTTTTTATGAGTTATTTTGCTGTTTTTTTTAATTTGCATATAGAACTATCATAAACATAGTTCTAGTATATTTTTTTATTGGTATTAATGTTTGTTCATGATGTTTAAATTAATAAATCTGTATAAATTATTTTTTAATACTATACATACTATTGGTGATTAAATGGAAAATCATGTTTTAATGTTTCCTGATATGTTTATCAACGCAGATAATAACACCCTGCATATAGTAGATCTAAATTTGGACTATAGGAAGTTATTAATAAACGCCCTTTATTGGGATAAAATAATTACCACAAGAAGCAATATTTTTAACATTTCCAATGATGAAAGCCCAGGTGTTCTTGAACTTAAAAAGGAAGGGATTTTTAATGAGGTAAATTTACCGTTTACTGGTAGCGGTGATTTGGCTAAAGTACTGTATGAAATTAATATGAAATTCATGATGGACTCTCTTGCTCGTAGAGATATTAATTTTATTGCAAGTGATGCTGATAAGGTGTTGATTAGAAATACTAATGATGTTTCGCCAGATAACGGCGAGTTATTTACTTTGATAAATGCAATTCCAGAACCTGATGAAAGTGTAAACATCAATGATGTACTCGAATTTAGGCTAAAGAGGAAAGATAATTTAAAAAATCTCATGAATAAAATTTGTGAGTTGAATGCTAGAGTATTAAAAGCTGAAAACCGTGACTTAGAGTTAAAAGTAGCAATAAATGAAATAGATATAGCTTGTGCCGATGTTATTAGATTATATGGTGAGAGTCGTGTAAAATTTAACTTATCAGAAATTAAGTTTAACTTTAACATCCCTGAGATAGTAACTAATGCTGGCGCAGCTTATTTTGGTGCGAAACAAATAGGTCTTCCTGAAACAGGTGCCGTACTGGCATCAGCAACTTACGGGCTCAGTACCTTTGTAAATATTTCATCTGCAATGTCGCTAAGAAAAATAGATAAATTAAATCCATTTAATTACGTTGGGGAAATGAGCGTAAAGCTTAATTAAATTTAATGGTCACGGAAGGGAGGGAGTTTATAGTGGCAATATATAATAACCCCCATCCTATACCAAAATAATTACTAACAATAGCGATAGACAGCATTTTAAAAAATATTAGTGAACTTTTTTGTTCTTTTTTAATAAATACAACCACTTTCTATTCCTCCACTCACAGCTATATCTCATCAGCATATCATTATAAATATGCTGATGAGTAGTTTACAATTGCTGTCTAAGTTGCATTGCGCAGAAGTCTAGATGGGTTTGCAGTTCCCGCATCGACAACTGCGAGCTTGTCACATAGTTAACTAGTGCCACCAGTTCCGCCGCCGCACCGCTGACATCGTGGCCGTCTCGCTCCATCTCCCTGAGCAACTCCATCAGCTGTGATTTTACAACCAGGGATCTGACCCCTTCCGGGGTGTGAATACGATCCGCAAAACCTTCGTCGACAGGATACTGGTACCGCTCTGGCATTAGGAATACTCCCATAAATACTGTATATATATACATATATCAAAAGGTAACAAAGTTTTCCAGAGCTCTTTTGTTTACCTTAATGGTAATGTTTTTGCTCGTTTTGATCTGTTTTATTCATATATGGTTTGATGGGTAATAGAATGATCTCCAGTGTGGCGCGCCGGGCGCTGCGACATCCGGAGATTTCATATGACGGTCTCAACCGAAGTCGACCATAACGACTACACAGGGAACGGCGTTACCACATCTTTCCCGTACACGTTCCGCATCTTCAAGAAGTCAGATCTCACCGTCCAGGTCGCTGACCTTAACGAAAATATTACGGTGCTGACTCTGGATACCGATTACTCCGTTACCGGGGCTGGTACCTATTCTGGCGGGAATGTCGTGCTGATGTCACCGCTGGCCAACGGATGGCAGATTTCTATCTCACGTGATCTGCCAGTTACCCAGGAGACTGACCTACGCAACCAGGGGAAGTTCTTCGCAGAGGTCCATGAGGATGCGTTCGACAAGCTGACCATGCTTATCCAGCAGTGCTTCAGCTTTCTCCGCCTAGCGCTGCGCAAGCCGTCGTTCATCGCTAACTATTACGACGCACTCAATAACCGCATTCGTAACCTGCGTGACCCGTCACAGGCTCAGGATGCGGCCACGAAGAGATATACTGATGCACTTTATAATGATGCGATTATACATGCTGACGAAAACTTCAATAAATCAGTAAGGGTTACTGACTCTTCAATACCTTCTCTACCTGGAATTGCGAGCAGAAGAAATAAAATTCTTGCATTCAACAACGAAGGTAATCCAATAGTTGTGTTGCCTGAGTCTGGCTCAGCTGCAGATGTATTAATAGAGCTTGGATCAAGTGCGATACCTGGCTCTTCACTTGTAATGCATTCCGATGGCAAAACAGTTGAGCAACACATAAATATCCTAAATCGTAGAACCAGTTTTGTAATGCCTGAGGATTTCACAGGCACCGACACTCAGCAACTGTTATCTGCTATCAATTATGCAAAAACAAGCGGCATAGGTCGCGTAGAGCTTATCGCCGGTAAAACCTACACGCTTACAGGAACTTCTGGTCTTGAAATTGACCTTGGATATTTTTCGTTTGGTTGTATATTTGGATGCGCCACTATTGACGCTACTAACTTTACTGGCGATGCTGCTGTTTGGGTTCACTCATCTGCTCCGTATCTGGAGGGTAACCGGATCCACTCAAATAAGCTCAAGGGAATAGAGGTTAAAGGCACGATCCGTGGAGCTGGACAATCCGGGATTATTATTGGAAATAAAAACAATAATGCCAACGGCACATACAACGGTGACTGTCATATCGAGGATTGTAGCTTTGAAACGTTCGATAAAGTACTCTTAGCAACTAATAGCACATGGCGATATAAATTCATAAACTGCGGATTTACAAACGAAGCCATGGGCGGCACTCACATTATGCACTTCCCTGCAGGTTTAAGTGATTCTGGGGAAAGCATGGGTTTTATTAACTGTAAGATCTATGATACCAAGCGTGCGTTACTTTCTATTGATTGTGCGAATTTTGCAATTGCGATGCCGGGTACATCAATACTAAACTGCCCGATAGAAATAAATGGTGCTGGCTCGTTATTGATGCTTGATTCAGCCGCAAACATCGAAAATCCAGGGGCTACGGCATGGTATCGTTATGCCAAAGTCACTGGTGTCGCAGCTCGGTTTTTACTGAATGGCTGTACTCTAGTATGTAATCAGCCTTCTCTGCAAACTCAACCTATATTTGAAGTAACACCAAATGCTTTTATCGACTTCAGTCATGTTAAATCTCCAGGGAATAATTATCCGTTTCAGAACGGAGTTGAAGGATTCAGAACATTTGTAGAAGGGGATGGCTATGTGATTGCTACGGCTTCTATTTCTGATATAGCTTCTGGAGTCGGGAATATACCACTGCATAAATCACTTAACCCAACGCGTAACTTCGGATTTGGAACTGGAGATCTTTCATCATGGTCTTTCAACAATCAAGGATCAGTTAGCCAGACATGCGTTGTAGATGCGGCATATAAAAAGACAGGGTCATATGGAGCTCGCATGACTTCAATAGGGTCATTAAGTTGCTATCTGACTCAGAATGTGAAAGTTACCGGGCATACATATTTTACTACGTCACTTATTGTCAGAACTGTAACCCCAGGATCTGGAACCACAGCAGGTCAGCTTACTGTTACTTTTTACGACAGGGCAGGAGTAAAAATACAAGATGGACCATCCAGCACGTTTTCCAATTCTGTTACAGATTGGGTATCTGTTGGTCAGTTTGTACAGGGGAGAGTTCTGCAAAGTGCAGAATATTGTGAGGTTTCAATACGCTGCCGAGAGGGGTCTGTAATAGATGTTGATAGCTTTATCATTAATTTCACTTAAGGAGTAAATCATGATAAATATTAATATTTGGTATGATGCTGATTCCACTGTTTCTTTACCTGAACTGGTATCAATAAATATTGAAAGGGATTCTTTTGAGAATCAATCAGATCTAGATGACTACATCATTGATTACCTTATGAACAATGGGTACGGAGGAAAAACAAATCTAACATGGCAAATTTTGTAATATTCTCATAATGATATTTTTTGCCAATATATTGATTAAATTACCGATAATTACCATTTATCCATAAACGGTTTATTGTGTATGATGAACTTACCAAACTAAGGAGGTTCATCATGCATAGTAAACGGTGGTCATCATGTCCGCATCGCTAACCGCTGATACAATAAATCAGGGGCTTAGCTACGGTGCGCTGGCGGCAGTTATCGCCGGCGTACCTCCTGAAGTGGCGCTGGGATCGCTGGCCGGGGCGGTAATTTTTGTTACCTCTGCTGTTGAGTATCCGGTCAAGCGCCGCGTTCTCCTGGCGCTACTCAGCTTTCTTTGCGGTCTTCTCTTCTACAAACCCACAGCATCAATCCTTATCGGCGTTGCCAGCATGATCCCCACCATCACACAGGACTCGTTCGAGCGGGGTATTGTCTACTCCGCCGGCGCGTTCGTTGCGGCAATTGTCGCGGTGCGGGTCGGGATATGGCTGTATCACCGCTCTGACAATCCGCGCGATTTAATCCCGGGAGGAAAAGACGATGACAGGCCATGATCTGCTGCTTATCGCTAATGCCCTCATCTGCGGCGGGATAGCGCTGAGGGTGATGTTCTTCCAGCGCAACGGATCGCGCCACCGCCGCTGGGGCGGGTGGATAGCCTATTTCCTCATCGTGGCGGCGGCCAGTATCCCGCTGCGTACCGCGTACTCATACCTGTACAACTTCCCCATGACCGCAGATCTTTCTGAGGTCATTATCAATGCTGTGATGTTCGCCGCGGTGCTGAAGACGCGCGGCAACGTCGTGCAAATCTTCAAGATATCGAGGTCGCAACATGGACATTAACGAGTTTCAGAAAGCTGCCGGCGTTAGCCTGGCGCTGGCCACACGCTGGCATCCGCACATTGTGGCGGCCATGAAAGAGTTTGGCATTATCAAGCCGTTGGATCAGGCTATGTTTATTGCCCAGGCCGGACATGAAAGCACTGGCTTTACCCAGCTCGTTGAGAGCTTCAATTACAGCGTGGCGGGGCTGGCTGGTTTCGTTCGTGCCGGGCGACTGACGCAGGGCCAGGCTAATTCCCTCGGGCGCCGGCAGGGTGAACCATCGTTGCCACTGGAGAGGCAGCGGGCCATTGCCAATCTGGTGTACAGCAAACGCATGGGGAATAACGGGCCGACAGACGGCTGGTTTTACCGCGGGCGCGGGCTTATCCAGATCACCGGGCTGAACACCTATCGCGACTGCGGCAACGGCTTGAAGGTGGATCTGGTTAAGCAGCCGGAGCTGCTGGCGCAGGACGAGTATGCAGCGCGGAGCGCGGCGTGGTACTTCGTGAAATATGGATGCCTGAAGTACACCGACGACCTGATGCGCGTCACGCAGATCATCAATGGCGGCCAGAATGGTATCGACGATCGTCGTGTGCGTTACCTGTCGGCCAAGAAGGTGCTGGCATCATGATCACGGCATTCGTGAAAGCATACTGGAAACAATTGCTTATCGTGTCGATGCTTGCTGCGCTGGTGGCCGGCGGCGTTGTAGCCTGGAATATTCACGGTGACAGACAGTACGACGACGGATATGCGCAGGCGAAGGCAGACCGCAAAGCAGAAGATGATAAAGCCCGTCAACATGACGAACAGGAGAAAGCAACCAATGAACGAGAAGCGCAGCAGAGGATCGACCAGGCGCGCAATGATGCTCTTGATGCTGCCGCTCGCGCTGGCCGGCTGCAGCAGCAGCTCGTTGCCATCCGTGAGCAGCTCAGGCAGTATAACGCCACTGTCGGCGCTGGGACGTCAGCCGCAGACACCGGAGTTTTGCTTGCCGACGTGCTCGAAAAATCTCTCGAACGAAACCGACAACTGGCAGAATACGCTGACCGGGCAGCTGAAGCCGGAAGAGTCTGTGAACGGCAATATGACGAACTGACGAAGCGGGGCACAATTTCCCGGTGACGGTATATAAAACGGTATCTTGGATTTTGTTTTTAAAAATGTTGTTTTCAGTCAATTGGTTACGATACCTGTAAATAATTGAGTGGGAGTAATCCCCGGCGTTAGCTGAATGAAACGAAACCCTCTGTGTTTACAGAGGGTTTTTTTATAGCTGCTACATTAAGGTCTCCCACCTGACGGCAAGCG